ATGTATCATACTACCTCTAGATTTTGAGCCTCTGTATATAGCTTCCTTAACTCAACCTTAATGTGTTCTTTATCGAGATCTGTTTCAACAGCTTCAACATATGAATCAAGAAGGGTCGTAGTATCTTCTAGGGATATTTTCTCGTCCTCGACGCTTTCTCCCAAATACTCTTCAAAAGATTCTGCAATCTTTAATTCATAAGTCTCAATGCTTTGCAGTCTATCAACAAACTGATCAAACATATAAAGGTCATTTTTATTTATAACAATTAGTTTAATGAACTTTTTCTCAAATTGTTTCACATCTATTTTGCTATAATCCGTTGTTGTATCGTCATATACTACCTTTTTAAACATGGTAATAGGATTACGAACTGGTGTTAATTCTCTAGTTTCTGTATCTAAAATATGAAAGAATTTAGGATCATCTACATCAGCCCAGGTAAACTCCATCTGAGTACCTAGATAGTCAACATTACCTCTACTAGATTTAGTATGGAAATGGCCTGATAATACTGATTCAAACCTAGAAAACACATCAGCACTCATACCGTGTGGATTAGGCACACCTGCCATCATATCAAACCCCTTTAATTCTAAATGAGCAGCAAGAATAGGAGCATTACAAGACATAGCAAAGTCCATGTATTCTTTATAATTAGCATTATTAATCCAAGGTACTACAGCAACACCAAGTCCATCATAATCAATGACTTTTGGCTCCATGTGGATATTAACATGTTCAGTAAAATATCCGAGCAGCTCTTTGAGGCTACACAACTCGTTAGTATTTTTGTAAAACACATCATGATTACCAGGGATGATATCCATAGTAATACCATTATCCCGCATAGGTTCAAGAAAATGTTTGCGATTTTGATTAAGAGCTTTAAAATTAACGAATTTTCTGTGTTCATAATAATCACCTAAATGCAAAATATGTTTGATATTATGCTCTTTTAAATAAGGAAAAAATATTTCCGTATAAAATCTTTCTTGGTAGTGTAAAAATATATCACTACTGTTTCTGACACCACAATGCGTGTCGTTTAAAATTGCTACTTTCAATCTGCATATCTCCCATGATTAATTAAGTGATGCATTCTATGACTATGAATAGCCCATAATAATTTAATCAATGATGTTTCTGTATAAACACCTGCTTTACATTCATAAGTCCACATAATTATGCCATAAATAATTCTAGTTTTTGTTTCTTTGCTTTTTCTTCTTTGGCAAAGACCTTAATTGCTTCATCCTTAGTTCTTACCTGAGAGATTCTTTGTCTTAATGTATCGACATATTGTGCGGTTACTGATGCACCTTCATTATCCATACCCATCTGAACAAAGTCATCGATGCCCATCTTCTCAATAAACTTAAATTTAATGTCTTGTTGTTTCTTTTCTTTGGTAATCCTACGAATAAATGCAAAGAAGCATATCTGAGTAAAATAAGAAAATGCATTAGGTTTACCTGTCCGTGTGGCAGTTTCAATATTATAATTATTGATAGCTCTTAAACAGTTTTCAACACCATCCATAACCATTTCTTCCCGATAGGTATACCGAACAAAGTTCGGTCTGTGGGACAGGCCTTCGGAAATTTTCATAAAACAAGTGGCAATATAATCTGTGACTTTAGGGACGTCTGTACCAGCTTCCCTTGCTTTGTTGCATTCTTCTACATATTCCACTACGGATAGTGAAAATAATTTATTATCTACATAATGTGGTTTTTGTTTAGCTTTAGTTGACATCAGTTTTCCTCCATAATGTGTATATTATAACACATTCTCATTCATTTGTAAACCGGTTTATAACATTTATTTTTTTTAAAATTAATTGCAGAAACGTGTTTACAAGTAGCCATTTTTATGATATAATATATAAGTCATCCGGGGGGATAGAGGTATACCATAGGTTCTTAATGAATAGTGGGGTCATCATCATCTATATCATCTGGAACCGGCATGTAATCTTCATCCGAATAATATTCATCTGTTCTAGTGTTTATTTCTTGTTTAACCATTTCAGAGAGCAGTTCTTTATATGTTTGTACTTTGGGCTCATCATCAGAAATAGTAGCCATTAAATATTTGCAGTATGCATCAGATATATTGTCAAATACGGGTACGTGTTGCATTACCCTAGTTTTGTACAGTTTGAAAGTCTTTTGAGGGGATAGTGGAAACCATCGTGTGAAATTATAATTACCCGTCATGTTTAGCACGAGTAATAATGGCTCTTCAATGATATAGTTATCTTCATTATTATTTACAAGAAATGCAATAATATCATCACCATTAAGCAGTTTGAAATGTCTAATTTGTTTTTCCATAATATTATTTATACCTTAAATTTTAACATCAAATACTTTATAAGTGAATTTTTCTTTAGCATATATTTTAATTCTTTCAGCAGCATGCTGAAGAGTATAATTCTTTTTTGTCTTCCAATGTAAATCATCTGCTATATCAAATACTTTTGTATCTCTATCACTTTTTCTTAAACCTCTACCAATACTTTGTAATACTCTTATCTGTGATTTACTCGGAGAAGCAAAGATAATGTTATGTAGGTTTCTAATATTTATACCTGTAGAAAATGTACCTAATGAAGCAACAATAATAGCATCATTTTCTTTTTCGGTTATTGATCTTACGCTCTCGCGGGTGTCCACGTCCGTCTCGCCCGAGACATAAAAAAGCTTTCTATTCTTATTCTTTAGTTTATCTTTTAAGATGTTATGTAAGGGTTTGCCGTGCTTTTCGACGTAATTAAACAGGACTAATGTATTACCATCTTGGTCAATAGCAAGGTTAGATATAAAATTATTTCTTGGTGTATACCTTACAATAAAATCTATTTCTTCTTGGTATTTTAGTTTAGATATTTCTTTACAGTGTTCTTCTTTATACTTTAATAAAAGCATACTAATATTTAACTTAGCTAATTGCCCGTCATCTATTAAATCTTTGGTTGTAGTTACTTTATGTACTGGACCGAATAATCCTTCTAACACTAATTGGTGTGTTTGTGTTCCATCTAATGTACCTGTTGTTCCAATTCTATATTTAGCTTCCGTACATTTTTCCATTAAAGCAGTCATAGACTTAGCTTTAAATTGGTGTGCTTCATCGCCAATAACCATCCCAAAGTTCTGAAAGAATTCAGCTGGTCTTTTGTAGATTGATTGCCACGTGGATATAACTATTCTACCCATACGTTCACCTTTTACAGTACCACCATGGATTTTCATAGCATATTCATCTGTATGGAAATGCTCATCAGTAGAACTATAGTCTTCGAAGTCTGAATACATTTGTTCAACTAACGATACTGTAGGAACTACAATTAGTATTTTAAGACTAGAGTGTTGTTCTATATACCATCTCGCTGCAAGATATATTATAAGGGATTTACCAGATGCGGTTGGTGATAGTAATAAACTTCTTTCGTTCTTTAATGCATGTTCTAATGCATCTAATTGATAATCTCTTGGGGTAATAGGTATTTGATTGGATGTTAGTATTGGCGCAGTCCCAAAATCTAATGGTAGTTTTTCTGGCTCTACACTTCCATACTGTGCTGAATCATTGGTCAGGACTTCGTATTCGCGCTCTGCTGCAAATTGTTTAAGATACTTATACAAACCATTGTATAGAGTTTTTTTACGCGTATCAAACAGGCGTATTTTTCCATCCCAAAACTTATTACGATATGCAGGCATAAATTTATAACCAGGCACAAAGAAGCAGAAATGCTCTGATAATTCCATCTCGATCCCAGGATCAGTTTCTAAATGCAGGAACGATTCGTTCTTCTTGGTAATATTAATCTGGTCCATTATAAAAGTTCTTCTAATCTTCTCATGGTATTATTTATATCAGTACAAAGGTAATGGTTTATGTACCATTCAATAAACTGTCTTGCGTATACAGGGTTGTTCCATTCTTCTGGGTTGTGTATTAGCATATCTAATTGGGGTAATGTTTGTAATTTTTTAGTTGCCCAATGATATTCTGGCCAACCGTATGATATAACTGGAACTTCGTGCATTAAGCATTCTATTCCTGCTGTACTATTATCTACAATAGCACAAGTAGTATAAGGTAAAAAGTCATGAATGCTATTATACCCAATTCGTACATCTATTCCTCTTTGAATCCATCTATCTATTTGATCTTTTACTTTACCGCGTATTTTCATAGCTGGATGTAGTTTAACAATAATAGGTTCATTAAATAGATAATCCACGATCATGGTAAGTTTTTTCCAATGATCACCAAATCCAAATCCATTTACTGTTTCGTCGTGGGGCTGCTGGCCAATGATAAGGATATGTTGTTTAATCTTTTTAGCTGGTCGCCATTTAAGTAAAATGGAATCATCCCATTTATTCGGCTTGGTATTTCTAAGATCTATAATACCTTGCCAATCCATTTGCTCTATATCATCATTTACCTTTGGCTCTTTATAGGCTAATTCTGATGTATTAGCATATCCCATTCGGTCTAATGTAAAATGTTTTGAAGTAGGCGCGGTAGGCTTTAATATAATAACATCATTACTAAACTTGTTATTATTTTCTAAATGATTATAGAAGTTAATATCTCCCTTAGTATTTGATTCAGTATGACCTAACTTATTCATGGCGCTACGAACTACATCGTAAAAACGATCCATGTTTTTAAATTTTTCTTGGTGTATTCTATATTCCACTAGTAAATTTACGCCACTCAATCATATTTTTTATTGTCTGATGTCTCCACTTAACGCTTTCTAATATTTCTTTTAAAGCAGCGACTAGTTCTTCTGTATAGATCATCTTAGATTGATGCTCTTGTATTACAGGATCTGCATCATAGTATTTATCCATATCAGATTTAAGTACCGTTAACCCATTAAGTGGATCGTAATCCCAACCAAGACGATCTAAATCTTCCTGATCTAATTTACCATTATAGTGATTGAACTTATCTCTTAATATAACCTTTAAATCAAGATCTAATTTTCTTAACTTAAGCTTATTTACTGTATATAGTTCTAGGTATTTTGAGTGTAGTTTTGCTGTTGCACGGGAAGATTCGTCAAGATTCATTTCATCAATCTCACTATCTTTCTTCCACATTTCCATTATTGTTTCTAAATTATTCATAGTATCTATTATACCACAGTTTACCGTAAAAGTAAACCCTTTATTAAACGAATTCGAATGAAGTATACTTAAGAACTAGATCTGCCTGTAAGTATTCTATGTCGGTTCCTTGAGCGTTGAATTCCACAGAACTTAATTGTACTGGGAATATGTCAAAGAATTTGATTTCTTTGTTGATG